AACCATCGCAACCGGCGCGTCCAGGAACCAGGTAAACGCCGATGGCAGCATCACCCATCTCAACCGAGACGGCACCGTCGGCGCCGGCCACGCCCAGCAGAGCGACGGCCTGCCCAAGATGCACGGACCCAGCTACGTACCCGGGCGAGCCAAGGGATGGGGCGCCGCCACCACCATCGACAGCCGCGGCCATCGTTCCTCGGCCGCCGGCGCGGCAGCGGTCGCTGCCCAGGACTCAGGTCACGCCGCCACCAGCAGCAGACACAAGGGGTCAGGCGGAAGCGCTCACGCCCCACACGCCCCACACGTGCCACACGCACCCCACACCCCACACGCGCCCAAGGCGCACAAAGCGCCCAAAGCCCCACTCCAGCTCAACACCGATTCTTTTCTCGGCACCGACTCACACGTCGAGTCACACCGGCCAACCCCACTCGCCCCGGCCACCATGCATCGAATGCCGAAGCCCCACTACCACTAGGAGGTCGCCATGCAAAACCAGCTCCTCTACGGCGTCGCCGTCGTTCCCGCCGTCATCGGCCTTACCCAGATCGCCAAGACCGCTGGCCTTCCAGGCCAGCTCGCGCCGATCCTCGCCGTACTGCTCGGGATCCTCGCAGGCCTCGGCGAAATGTACGGCGCTCAGTGGCCCATCATCCAGACCATCATCGTCGGCGTCGGCCTCGGCCTCTACTCCGTCGGCCTCTACTCCGCTGGCAACACCGCGTACACCCACATCACCAGCAAGAACGACCCGGCTACGCCGGCTCCGACACCGGCAGACGCAGGCCCAACGCTCGTACCGACACCCAATCCGCCGGGAAACACCAGCAAATGACGCCAGAATCCCCAGAAACGCCCGAAATCGTGCCGTCACGCCCCGTAAAAGCAGCACACGACGGTGCAGGTCTATCTCAAGGCCCTTCGGGCCGGATACACCGAGCGCCATCAACGATCGAGCAACGCACACGAGCAATTCCTCATCGAGTTCCACGCCGTGCAGATCGAACAAGCCATCGAGCTGATGGACGAGGTACACGACGTGCTCACCGCCGAGATTCTGTGGGAGCACGGTCATGCCCCTTGACGCCCGCAAGATCGCCCACATCGCCCAGAAATGGCCCATGGTGGTCATCGGCCGCCAGCAGCAGATCGTGCTCACCCTGCGCACCAACGCCGGCAACCTCGCTGTCACCGTCCCGGTGCTCTGGAAGGTCATGGACGATCGCGATCCAACACTCACCCAGGAGAACCATGTCATCCCGGCCGGCCTCGGCGGGCAGTCCGATGCCGTTGGCATCTTCTTACAGAGCGACGTCACCTACCAGCAGCTCCGCGGCTGCATCTTCGCCCAGCTCGCGCCAGGCTCACCCGCACCCGACGTCGCCAATAAGTTCATCCTGGCCGGCATCGAACCCTACGGCATCATCCCCGGCCAGGGCCGCTACTACACTCTCTGGCAAAGGCAACACTGATGAAAGCGCACATCCAGAATCACTGGCACCACCACACCGCCCTTTGGTTTTCCATCCTCGCCGGCATCATCGCCTTCACCGGCACCAGCGCCACGGTTCACTACGTTCACCGTGGCGGCCTCAAGCCGGCCGCACTTCCACCACCCATACACATCAGTGGGGGACGCGTACCGGACTACTACTCGCTAGCCCGCTTCATCGTGCGCGTCCACAACCAGGGCAACTCCAGCTCATGCGTCGGTCAGACACTCGCCACTATCGAGGAAATTACCTATCGTGAGCGTCACCCGAACCAACACCCGGGATTTTCCAGCGGCTTCATCTGGAACCAGCTCAACGGTGGTCAGGACCAGGGCCTCACCTATGACACTGCCTTCGATCTCCTTCATCGAGAAGGGGACGCACAACTCCACGTCTTTCCCCATGATGGTCAGGCGTCCGACCGTTGGGCGCAGCCCAATGCCGCAACGCTGAGAGAAGCGCAGCAGTTCACCATACCCAGCTGGCATTCCATCAGCACCTACGACGTCCACACTATCGAGTACGAGATCGCCAGCGGCCGGCCCGTCGCCGTCGCACTCCCCATCTACAGCAGCTTCTTCAACAACTTCGGTATCCATTACCTGCCCACCATCTCCTCGCAATACGGCCAATTCGAGTTCTGGCACTCCATGACCATCGTCGGCTACAACCAGACCGGCCCGCTCATACTCAATTCGTGGGGCACGCCCTTCGGCCAAAACGGACTCTGGCGTGCCACCTGGTCCATGCTCACAGCCTACTCAGCCGGCCTGGTCGTGTCCACGCCCCATTACTACCCCGTCTATCATCCCCCCGTACGGAGGCGTCATGCCCGCCACCTACCCGCTCACCACAAACCAATTTCTCACCGATCTCCGAGCCGACCTGTTCGACACCATCGGGTCGTCCACCACCGAACGATGGTCCGACATCGACCTCACTAGGGCGCTCGATCGTTCACTCAACCGCTACTCCGAGGCAAGCCCCAACCTCCAGGCCGTCCAGATCCCCGCCAGCCGGCAGATCAACCAATACCCGATCCCCGCCGGCGCCTGGTACGTCGATGCCGTCGAGTATCCCTTCGGCCTCTTCCCCAAGGTCTACGCGCCCTTCATCCAGCGCAAGTCACCCCAGATCGCCAACCCAGCGGCAGCCGTGCTCGGCCTATCGGCCGTCGCGGGCGGATCCGTCCCGGCCTCACTCGGCTCCTTCGCACCCACCCAGTACACCTTCACTCTGGTAGCAGCTGGTGGCGGCGAGACACTACCGCCCCCCGTCCCCTACCCCGGCGTCGTCGTCGCCGCTCCAAGTACAGTGACCATATCTGGCATACCCATCGGTCCCTACGGGACCGTCGCACGCAACATCTACCGTGCACACGTCAACGGAGGACTCGCCTACGCCGGCAGCATACCCGACAACTCCAGCTACTCCTTCACCGACAACCTGCCAGACAATCTCCTTGGCAACCCACCGCCCATCCAGAACACCACCGCCGGCGCGGACATCATCGAGCTAACGCTCGATCCCTCCGCGTACCCAGACAACGCCACCACAACGCTTGAACTCCTGTACGCCGGCACACACGCACTCGATATAGCTGGAACATCCGCTCCAGAAAGACACTGGAATGTGCTGTTCCATGGCGCAGAAGCCTACGCCGTGAACGCCTACATCAAGCACGTCGCCGACAACTTCGAGTGGGTCGACGGCCACTTGCGCGACCGCATCGACGATACCAAGAGCGCGATCGTCTGGCAGAAGCACGCCAACGAGCTGATGCTGCGCTACGACACCGAGATCAAGCGCGTCAAGGAAGAGTCCAACGCCTACATCACAACCCGTATGCAGTGGGGTGACACACCGCTCCGCTGGAATTGGACGTGAGAAATAGCACGAGGCTGGAGCTGTGCAACTCCAGCCTCCAGCATGGCCGACCAGGAAAGTCCTAGCCCACTCGCTAGACAAGGATAGTCAATGAGAACCATGCCGGCCAACATGTTGGCCGCAGTCAGCAGCTCACTCCAGCAGCTCGCCATCTCCGTCGTCGTCCAGGACAACACCCTGTCCTTTTCCCGACTCGCCACCGGAACCAACGCCGGCCACGTCACCAGCACCCACAGCAACGTCGGCACCATTCTCCGTGCCGTCATCACCAGCGCCGGCGCGATCTACGTCACCCGCGTCACCGTCGCCAACAGCGCAGCCCAGTGGGCCGCCTCCGGAGTCCTAGCAGCCTCCGGCGCCCGCTACAACGCCAGCTGCAACATGTCCGCCGCCACCGGCATCGTACGTCTGTTCTACATCCGAGACTCCGACGCCGCCGTCTGCTACCGCGACTCCACCGACGACGGCGTCACGTGGTCCGCCGAGAACGTGGCCGCCGCCGCGCCCGTTGGGCTTGGCTACTGCCACGGCGTGGCTACGCCTACCGTAGGCACATGCTGGGCATCCTACGCCCAATACGACGGCAGCACCAGCGACCAGGGACCCATCTACCAGACCACCCTCAGTGGCACCTGGTCAACACTGACACCGTTCGGACCAGGCGGAAACTGGGGGCAGATCCGTGGCATGGACGTCACCCAGGCAGCCAAAAGCCAGGTCGTCGCCGGCTACATGCGGATCCTACAGACCACCGGCTTCGCCGCCGGGGCCTACACCGTCAATGGAGGCGTCAGCCCATGGGCCACCATCAAACCCATGGATCCGCCAGCCATCGGAATCTCCCACCAATACCCGTCCGTCTTCTGGTCTGGCACCTACTTCTACTCCACCACCACCGCCTTCGACGACGGCAGCGTCTCAGGAACCGCCGCCACCAAGACCGAAGTCTGGCAATCCAGCGATAGCGTCAACTGGGCACCAGTAGCCAGCCTCGGCAACCTCTTCCCCAACGGCGCCAGCGTGCTCACCTCAAACGGCATCTTCTACGTCTTCGACGGCCAGACCGTCATGCAGTCCAGCACCGGCACCAACACACTCGATCTCACCGCCGATCTGGTCACCCTGGAGATCATCGAGAAGCCCAACTCAGAGGGAGCGGCCAGCATCACCCTGTCTAACTACAACGGCCAGTACACCAATGCGCCCCAGCTCAAGTCCAACGCCAGCGTCACCATCCAGTTCGGCTACGGTCCCGATCTCATCACCACCCACGTCATGTACATCGACCAGGTCCGCAACGAAGCCACCGCCGATCGGCTCGATGTCATCCTCGATCTTCGCGACTGCGTGAAGTTCCTCACCCAGGTCAGCAGCCGTTTCATCGCCCTTTCCGGAAAAACCATCGCACAGCTTATTCAATACGTCTGCGACCAGGCCGGCGTCACCGTGGCCTCGATCGGCACCACGCCGCAGTTCTCGCAGGTCATCCCCTGCTTCGCGATCACCCCCGGGGAAACGTGGGACACTGCCCTAAATCGTCTGGCGAATGTCTACGCCTTTGCCTATAGGAGAGAAGGTTCGACGGTAATATTCTCGGAACGACAGGCGAACGACGCGAGTGTGTGGACCTATGGCAGTGAGACGTTCGGCATCAACTGGAGCAAGTCAGCCGATCAGTCCAGCGTCATCAGAGTCATTGGTGCACCAACAGGGAACACAGTCGCCTTCGCTGAGGCGATAGACACAGCACAGCTCACCGCAACCGGAAGAGAGAGATACAGACACATCGTAGAGAGACTGCTCACCAGCAGCGCCCAGTGCCAGATCAAGGCAGGGCTTGCCATGCGAGAGGAGCAGACGCACTCAACCACAGGCAGCTTGAGTGTGGCACTCAACCCAGGACTACAGCTGCTGGACGTGCTGACCATCACCAACGCACGAGTCGGTCTCACCAACCAGCTCGCACGAGTGGAAGAGATCCATTGGCACGTCGACATGAACACCGGCGCCTACTACCAGCAGCTCGGCCTCACCCTGCCATAGCAATGGAACCAGGTGTGTGCCGTCGCTCGGCCGTGCTACGTCCCATTCGGGTAGCTGAGCGCGATCCTGGGGGGTGAGGACGACGACGCGACGGTGGTGGCGGCGCGATCCATCCCCGCGCCAGCCAGTGGGTGAAGACGGCCAACCACAAGGTCGCGGTCTGCTGCTATCGCTGTGGTGAGCGCAGGGGCATGTGCGCCGCCCGGTAAGCCACCCGCTCTGGCAGCGCCGCCGCTCGCCTCGGGGTTACGCGACCAGGGCGCTGCGGCTCGCGCCGCTCTACCACCGCCCCATCCACCTTCAGGAGCTGGGCGAGGTGGGTGCTGACTGTCGTGGGCGCAATACCGGCGCCTCGTATACGGCCGAGTATTACAGTGAACGCCGCGACTATCCACAATTGCGTGAGTAGGGAGGACCCGCCACCCCCCGCCAGGAGCGCGCCGGGACACTCACCACTCGCGTGGCTACCAGAGAGAGACGGGCTGGATGCCGGCAACTTGCCGATACCCCGGCCCTCTTGGTTACGACTGGAGGGGGAATCGTGAACACGAGGCGCGAAGCCTCGAATGCTCCCGAGCGACAGCCCATGAGGCCGCCAGGGAGTCCTGACAGCTGCTCATCCAACACGGGCAAGATCCCGCCAGGAGGCGATGGCGCGGTCCAATGAACGGCCGTAGCCCGGGCGGACGACCAGAGGGCGGATCCTCCGTACGCCGGGCGGAGTACTGTTTCACGATACTGTGCACCCCATTACCGATCTGTACACGTCGCGCCAGGTCAGTGGCCGGCAAGGCCTCTTCACCTTCACAAGGCCAGCAGGATCGCCGCGGCCGCTCCGGTGTCCTGAACACGACGCGCCGGGCCGGCAGTGTGATCGAGGTGTCCCGCTTCGGATCGCTCGCCGGCGGGCACGCTCGCTTTATCCCCCGGCTGCATGTCGCGCCGGACCTGCTAGTGTTGGCGGAGTGCGGGCTTGCTCTGTTGATCGGTACCGAGGACGGATTACCAGGGAATCGCCTACTCCCCCTGGATTGCCGCCATATAGCGAGCAGCGGACCGCTCCACCGCCGCCTCGCCCTCCTCGGCCACCACACGCTGCCACCAGCCACCGTAGATCCGATCGTAGCGGAACGGCCTCAGAGCCGACACGATGCCCTGGATGGCGCTGGCCGGTAGGGGAATGAGGTTGGGGTAGCTGTACATGAAGCTGACATGGCGACGGTCGGCGGCGACCGTAAGGATGTCGCTGCTAAGGAGCACACCTCGCCCTTCGGCTCCGCCTGTCCAATGCAGCACCGTACCCCCCGCGAAGTGACCGCCACAGCGTATCAGCGTGACCACCTCGCTCAGCGATCGTGTCTCCCCCTCCCAGAACATCACCGCTGGGTCCGGGCGCATGACCCACTGGCGATCGGCCGCGTGGAGATAGATGGGTGCGTCGAAGGCACGGCTCCACTCCACCATGGAGGCGTAGAAGTGCGGGTGCGAGATGGCGATGGCAGCGATCCCGCCCAGCGCCTTCACCGCGGCGACGGCGGGATCGTCGAGCAGGCTGATACAGTCCCACAGAATATTGCCCGTTGGTGTCCGTACCAGCAATGCGCGTTGCCCGATGGCGAAGGCTGGATCGGCGCAGATGCCGGTGATTGTCGTTTCCTCGGGTGTGATGATCGTGTTGTAGTGTCTCCAGTGTGGTCCATTGCTGCCCGTCGTACCCGATATACTGCCGCTGGTCTTCACACACCGGGCAGCGCGGGGGTGGCTGGTCGGTAGCTGCGAATTGCACGCCACACGTTACGCAGATAAAGTTTGTCGTCGCACTCTCCTTTTCAACAGCCCCAGATTCTGGCGGGTCATCAGTGTCACACTGGTCGTGATGCAGGCATCAAGCCGCTGGGATAGCTCCGCAGTTGAAATGGCCCCCGGCGAGCCGATACAGACCAGCTCCGTCCCGGGCTGCCGCTCCCCCCATGTCCCCTCTGGCTCGATCGAGATGCGCCGGCCAACCATCTGAAGGGTGAACCGCAGGTTCGGCGCATCCGCCAGCGCGAGAATGCCTTTGGCGCGAAAAATCTCCGGGGGTAGGGTTTCCAGTGCCGCACGGACGGAGCGATAGGCCAGCGGATGC